CATCTTCGCATGATATAGCGAGAGGTGACGCGTTGATTGAAACAATTAGAACAAGCAAAAGGGAGTTCTTTTTATGAGCACGCCGAAACGCACGATGTCCGCTCTTATCGAGAGCGTTGAAAAGTGGTTACTTGAAATGACCAGCGAGAACGGAACGAAGTTGTTTCAAGATGTCGTGTGCATTGCGACTGATGACGATTTACAAGATAGTATTGCGGCGCAACGAGGTGGAGCATTCTTTAATGTGAGTTATCAAATCAACAAAAAGTTCAGTGAGCACAATGCAGGCGTATTTGGCACAGCGTTATTAGAAATGGCTATTGTCGTGCCTCGTGCAAAAGTGAACCGCAAAGAGTTTGCGGTGAAGTTTTGGAAAACATGTCAGCGATTTATTTCGCTCTACAAAACAACAAATGAAATCACGGTTGTTGTAGATGGTGTTGCTATGCCAGCCGTAGCCAAGTTTCAAGCGAGACTTGTATCGGAAAATGGCATTCGTGTCATAAACCAAGCAAATGCATGTGTTGCAGTATTTCAGTTCAGCATCGATAACGTTCAATTAGCATAACAATATGTTAGTCGACCAATACGGAAATCTGATTCAGCCAACTGAATCGAGTGTTAATGCGCAGAATCTTAGTCGCAGTTATCTCACGACACAACGAATTATCAAAGAGAAGTTAGTTGATGATATTGACGATGACGCCATTCGTGTAGCAAAACAACGCGCACATCTTGGTGCGCCGCTTGACTATTATCGCATCATTGACAAATTGATACTTACCGACGCGCACACGGCGGGACTATTACATGCAATGTATGACCGTATTTGCTCGCACAAAACGATTGTCAAAGCACGAGAGCTGACAAACGAGAAATCGGTTATGTATGCCAACGTGATGAATGAACTGCTTTACGACAAATTGTATGAACTGAAATACAGCCTCGTGGAAGCGTTGTTTTGGGGCGTTTCGGTTACGGAGATTACACTTGTGACACTCAAAGACAAGTTTCTTGAAGCGCGCATTAAAGAAGCAAATGCAAATGCGACACCTATCGATTTTGTGTTTCAACCGTTACCAAACTTGTTTCTCTACGACGAGAATGGACAATTAGCGTATATGCAAGACACAACACCGATTGTGTTTAGCGATTATCCCGATAAGTTCATTGTTGCTATCAAACCAAGCGATGTGCGTTACTTGCTGAAAAAACCAATTCCCTTCGATGAAATCGGCTTACACAAGCAAGTATTGCGACCTGTCGTGGATAAGATTTATGCGTATCTCGCACGACGGAAGTTTGACGACTTGTTTAGCGACCCTGTTTTGAATTTGAGTTACGAAGATGATAAGCAAGCGGAAAGTGATGCAAAAGTCATCTATGACGCATACGCGAATGGAGGACGCTTCCGCACGATACGACACACGGCAAAGTTGAAAGTCGAATTTCTTTCTGCAAACGATAGCACTGTGTCAGCGAATATGAAGGAGCGCATCGAGCAGTGCAATGCTGAAATCGCAAAAGCAATCAACGGCGACAACCTTGGGATTGAAAACAGTTCTAATCGTGCATCGAGCGTGCAGGGCTTTAATAAAATGATTCAGCGAGATAAAGCCGTTGTGCGTTGGATTGATTCGCTCCTAAACAAGCATATCATACCGCTTCTTATGAAAGAAAACTTCGGCGAAGATTTTACATTTTTGCCGTATGCGGAGACAATAATTGAGGTTGAAAAGGACAAAGACGCCGAACTTGACGTGTTGCGCACCTTCTTTGATTACGGCGGCACAATGATGCGCAAGGAGTTTGATGAGCGACTTGGATATGAAACGCCAAAACAATTTGAAGCACAAGTGCTTGCATCACCGAACCGCATCTTACCTGAATCACCACTTGAATTGACCGATGAAAGTAACAGTCAGACTTGATATTAAGGGCGAGATTGTTTCTCGAGCAATGAAAGAACGATTCTTACTTGCCGTTGCATCAAGCACACAAGATTTGATTATTGATGAAACAATGCAGGGTATCTTTGCGAACGGAAGCAAGTTTCAATACAGTAAAAGCCGAAAGCGTGTGCGTGATAAGCAAGGTTTGCAGACAAAGTTTGTTGATATGATTGACACAGGACAAACGGTTGTGCAAGGTATGCAAGTTCAGCAAGAAAGAAATGGTGAGGCTTCATTGGTAATTGCGAGGGACACAGAAGCATGGAAACGTGAACGTTGGAATCGGAAGCGTTACAACTTCTTTGCAATAAACGAGAAGCGCAAGAAGCGCATTGATGTCTTGTCAAAACGAATTGCTCGCGATGTTTTTGGGTAATCATTGAAACATCGGAATAAACGCATGGCGACATCGATATCCGCCCGCCTGCACAATGAGCGGCACACCTTCAATCTTACCCTGCCAAGTCTTCTTATTCCAAATCTCAATATCCTTCATTGTCCAAATGTTATCCTTGCGCATCGTTGTGAGTTTGTTCGGATACCCTAACGCAAATCGACAGAAATCTCGTGTCGTATTCTTAATTGTGCCTCTATATTTGAACTGCGTTACGCCAAGCGATTTGATTTGCTGATACCGATGCCAACCGAGATACAACGCCTGCGATTGTGTTGCAATGAAATATGCTTTGTTAAATGAAATCTGTGCAATGTCCTGAATCGCTCTTGCTGTCTGCTTTTCATTCACGCCTACAAGGTTTTGTTTGTCAATCAAATCAACTATTGCTAACCGCAACCGCATGGATAAATCTCGCGGAACGCTTTTGAAGTCTACGAAGAATCGTCGTTGAACTGCTTGTAACCGCTCCATATCCCGAACCAAGTCGAGCATTGTTTGATGTTTCTCATAAAAAGTTTGTCGTGCAAGCGCAATCGTTTCCATTTGTGATTCAAATTGCGTTGCAAGTCCAACAAACCGCGCCTCAAACGCTTGCTCAGTCGCACGAACATAACTCGCGACATCTTCTCTCGTTTTCAATTTACCAGTTTGAATGCGGTCAAACACATCACGCAATAACGTGCGTAATAACAGCTGACGCTCAAAGTCTAATTGTTCAAGTGTCAAGCGTTCCAGTTCAAGCAACCGTTTTTGCGCACGCTTCTCTGCGTTGAAAAAGTCATCTTCTTTACTTGCCATGCTTTTTTTTACGACCGAATTTGAGAAACGAAATTTCTATGTATGACGACTTATAGACGTGATATGTTTGATGACACGCTTTGCATTTATAGAACAAAACCGTTCGCTTTTGATTTCCTTCGTGCAACAAAATCCGACTACCTAACCGAACCGACATCATTCGGTCGGCTTCACAATTCGGACACTTGTTTTGTGCAAACCGCTCTTTCGCAACTTCATTCGTTATCATGTGAGTGTTGGTTTGTAGAGTTTAAGTTTTTGAACCTGTGCATCGCCTTTGTTTGCAAACTTCGTAACATAGCCATATAGTATCGCATCAAGAATATGGTCGTTTCCATCGTTGAGTTCATCAAGATACCGATTCGTGCGCTCATCATACTTCCACGTGTAAGCCGCTTGCTCCGAGTGCAAATGCTTGCTCTTTCTATCCATGATGACTATCTCACTTTGCAACATCTTAACTGAATCAATCTTCTTGCCTTTTTCAGCATCAATAATACGATACCCTGCGTTGCGAAATACTTTGGTGATTTGAGGTGCAATATCACAGACAATATCCTTGTCAATCGACACAAGGGATTTCATTCTATCCAGCACTTGATTCACATCTAAAAAGCGTTCATACATCAAGTTCTCCACATAAATCACTTCACGCTGATACTCATTTGAATAGGAACGAGACATTCGACTGATTGTAGTCGCATCATTGTAACCCAAATCCATGACGTATATCTCGTTATCGCTCTGCACGTAATCACCAATTATCCAATTCGCATATATCAATCCTTGCACATTACCACGCTCACCGAGTCCCAGTGTGCGATAACGTTCAGGGTTTGTCAATCGCATCGACTCTATCTCACGTACTTGTGATTCAGTCAAGTTAGCAACATTGTCAAGGTAATTACTTCTAAACAAAATTGCATCTTTTCTTGTGAGAATTTCTGTGTAGATGAAGTGAGTTGGCTGAATAGTAGGATTGTAATCAACAATAATTCGTGAGCGCGTGCGTAATGCAAGTTCGTTGTAAGAATAGTATTTGAACCCGTTCACCTCGTTTGCAAACAATATATCTCGCTCTGAACCACGCAGCTTTTGCGAATTGTCCGCTCCAAAGAATTCTATGAGCGTATCTTTGTGCTTATACGTATGATGCGTTTTGTTGTGTTTTTCTTCGCTGTAAGCATTTTTTTTTATTAAGATGTCAAAGAACTGACGTTCAACTGAATTGAACATCGAAGCGGTTGTTTCTCGAACAATGCTTACCACACCAAGCGCATGTCCTTCTAACATCATGTCAATTAGATATTCGCACGTGCTATATGTCTTGCCTGACCGCGTGCCACCTTCTAAAACAGCAATCCGATACCCATTGTGCATGGAGTAATCAAGAAATACACGATTGGGATTGACACGATGTTCCTGCGCAATCTCTCGTATCGCAATATCAAGTGCTGTTTGTTGCATTGCTCTGCATCTCTTTTAATCGTCGGTCAACTAACTCAAAGTATTTTCCAACACTACTTTCATATGTTTTGACTTCTACATTAACCGTTTGGGAAGAATTTACAACATAATCACCTCGCATTTTACTTAACTCGCTATGCAACCGCACAAGTGCAAAAGCAATGTTTACCATTTCATGCACTTTCTTCACGCGCCTTAACTTTTCATTAAACACATCAATCACACTCTGAATTTCATACTGACGTTCAAGCGATGTTCGTATAGATATTTTCAAATTCTTGCTTTCTTCAATAATCGCTTTTTCGGACGCAAGTTGATACTCCGCTTGCAACCGTTTCTTTGCTTCTTTTAGCAAACGGTCAAAACTCCTCACATTCGTTTGCCATTGAAATTGCGCCAAAATATCTTTTCGGGATAAACCCTGCCTTAAACGCTGCGCAATAAATTCAATCTTAACTTCATTGCCCGCTCTTTGCATTGCCTCTTTTTGTTTGGTTTTGTCTTATCTCATCTGTTTACGAACATCATCATACGCTCGATTTAGTATTTCAAGCATTTTTGGCACAAGTGCCATGATTCTTTCTTCTTCCTGCTTCTTGATGATGTCTCGCGCACGATAAAGCGCGTGAATTGCGATTACATTTTCGTCAGGTAACCAATTTGCAATATCTCTTCTTAAGTTGATTGTAATATCGTTCAATCTGCGCTCAACTTCACGCTCAACTTCATTACGAAATGCAATATAACGCTTCTGCAATTCACTCTCGCGCTCTTCCAACTCTTTGACGGCTTCTCGTAACTCACGCTCGTTTGTTATAGTTGTGTTTGTAAAATCGGATAATTGAATTTCACGAAACTGACTTGCTACACTTGACGCATAACGCTTACAGCCCGCTTGTATATCAGCAAGCGTAAAGTTCATCGCCACAAGTTCAGCCGCCAATGTGCCTGCGCGTTGCGGTGTAATCGGCTTGGCGATATTATTAACGTGCATCAACAATTCAATGATTGCCTGCACGTTGGGCCTGCGCGTTGCGGTGTAATCGGCTTGGCGATATTATTAACGTGCATCAACAATTCAATGATTGCCTGCACGTTGGGCGGCGATGGTAGCGGCGACGGCAAACCATTCTTCGCTTCGAGTGATGTCTCGCTGCAATTTAGTGTCTGTAATGATTGCTTGATATGGTTCATGGTTGGTAGTCATTGAGGTTGATAGTGATTGGAAAATTTCATTAAAAGCGGCAACAAACTGCTTAAACGACTTGGCACGTGAACGCCAACCTGTGCCACTTCGTTGCGACACGTAGTGGTTGAAGCAATGCTTTAACACATCTACGGTAATACGCTCATCGGTTTTATTCAGACGCTTTGCCCATCTCCAGTATCGAGAGGGTTCTTCTTCCACACAACCATGCGCTACAAGCCATTCAATCGCACGGTCGGCAAATGCGTAGTAACCTTCACGAAAAGCGCGCTCTTCGGGCGTTTCCGCTTTGGCGGCAGAGTTGTGTTTCGGGTTTCGTTTCGGAATAGGGCTGTGGCTTGCAGGAATCGCATTAGAGACATTTTCTTGTGTTGGTTGGGCATTTGTATTGTCTTGGGAAAGTTCGCTCTCTATAAACGATTTCTGAAAGTTTTGAGATGCTGAATTTTTCGTTTCGTTTTTTGAAAAAAACGAAAAAAAAGATTTTTCTACATGTTCTTTTTTTAATTGTTCTTTTTCTTCTATAGTGTCCACGCCCTGAACATCGGTGTCCACGCCCTGAACATCGGTGTTCACGCCCTGAACATCGGTGTTCACACCCTGAACATCGGTGTTCACACCCTGAACATCGGTGTTCACACCCTGAACATCGGTGAAAGAAAGCAGAGTGTATTTGCGAGCGATTAAAAAACCGTGCTCATCGTAGTTCGGCTCTCGTGCGATTAGCCTTAACTTCTCAAACCGAGTAAGGATTTCACTTATAGTTGTTCGCGATAACCCTGTCATTTTCGCAAGTGCAGATTGAGTGAAGATAAACACATCGCTTTGTTGGTTACTTGCGATTTCCGTCAGGCACACATAGACAGCGATGGCAAAAGCAAGTTTGTTACCCTTTTCTTTTTCAAACGATTTGCGTATAAAGCGCATGACGGCTTTTTCCTGCCATTGAAATGGCGCATTTCTTATGTCCCTTACCATGTCAAATGAAGGTTTAAGTTAAAGGTTGTTAAGTTCCAAATCGGACGGTTAAATGATAAACGTAACCCGCTCACCAAAACGCGGCACTGTCTTAACGATATTAAGGCGTTCAAATACCTCAATGATTTGATTGACGGTGTTGAGCGATAACCCCGTCATCTCCGCCAGTTTACTTTGAGTGAATGTGAAAACATCGCTTTGTTGGTTGCTTGCGATTTCCGTCATGCAAACATAGACAGCGATGGCAAAAGCAAGTTTGTTACCACGCTCTTCCTGAAACGCTTCCCGAATTAAGCGCATGGTGTTTTTGTCCTGCCATTGAAATGGCGTATTTCTTATGTCCCTTACCATATGAGTTGAAGTTTTGATTTACAGAGACTTGAAAATTGATACAACAATCAATGCGAAAATGATACCAAGCGCAAAGGTATACATGACAAGCGTCTCCCTGTCATCGTGTTGTGGAAAGGCTTGGTAAAATTCACGCTCAAACTGTTTGAGCCTGCGCCAATCATTAAACCGCGCGATGAGTTCTTGAATAAATCGTTTCATGGTTGGATATAGGTTTGTGGTTAAAAAAAACAGTAAAACTGTTAGTCCTCATGTGAGATTCCCCGATGAACTTCGTCAAGTAAGTTCAACAACTTGTAATACTGCATGGCTTTATATTGCTTTAAGCCACTGCTTTGATACTTGCGCTTTAAGTCCGCTTTGCTCTCAACATTTTCTTCAATTAGCCACTTCGAAAACTTGTGCAAGTCATCAATCAATGCACTGATTTTGATTTTGTCCATGTTCGCCTCCTTTTCTTTTCAAAATTGATAGGGCGGGGGGGTCGCCCTAATTGCTCGCAGAGTATCCACGATAGTGGTGCGATGAAGCGAGAAACCGTTACCTTTTGTGAAGCGGCGGTTCAGGGTATCAAAAAGTGATGCCAACTTCACATTTGATAAGAAGCGGCTAACAGAGCCGCCTCAACTTGCTGGGTTCGGCTTCCATAAACTCTGCAATTTCAGTGTCAAACTCACCGTCAAGGAACTGGGTGAACAACACTTCCGCAACGGTTAAGAATTGGTTTCTGAAAACGAGAATTGTGAGCGTCTCAAAGTTCTCGCCAATCAAAAACAGATAGATGTTGCCAGTGTGTTTGCAATCGCCAAACCCCTTGTTTGGCACTTCTGGCACTGGAATGAAAACCCCAGATAGGTTCACCTTTTTAAACCAAAATTTTTTGGCATTAATGATTGGAATGCTCAAGTTCCAAGTCGGTCTCCGCTTTGCGTTTGTCTTGCCCTGAATCTTCGTGAGATAGCACACTTTCTCGCCATTGCTATTTTCGGTTTCAAGCGGCGCAAACAGTTCACCTTGCCGCTTCTCCAAAATGAACGCACTGGTCGTTCCTGGCTTCTTCTTGAAAAGGAAAATTGAATCAAAACTTGTCATCGTTTGCCTCCTTTCTCGATTTCCGATTTGGTCGTTTGGTGGTTTTGCAGTAGCCACTTGTCAAGTTCTTTCCGTTCAAAGAACACATTTTTTCCTCTGGGCTTGTAGTGTGGAATCTCCTTTTTATAGGTGAGTTTGTAAAGGTGTGAGCGGCTCACATCCAGATACTTTGCCGCTTCTTTGGAGTTGAGCGTCTCTTTATTCGCAATCGACAGTTCGTCCATTTTCCGCTCGATTGATTCGAGCCTTTCCTCGATTGATTCGAGTCTTTCAAAGATGTTGTCAAACATTTTACAGTAAAGTTTTAGGTTGAAAAAAAAATCAATTTGACGTCTCAAAAATAGAGTAGTTAGGAGAGGGAAACAATTGATAGGGCTTGACTGGTCAAGCGTTGTCAAGCGTTTTGCTTTCTCATCAGCAAGGGATTTGGGCTTGCCGTCTTTGCTGTTGAGGCTGTTGCCGTTGACCGTGAATCAGTTGTGTTTGGCAGAATGTCCATGTGTTGTGCATACCCCGTCGTTTGTTACGGTTTGCGCCACGAAAAATAACGACATGAACACCGATTGTTTGGCACACTTCACACGGACACCTTTCCCAAATGCGAGATTCTAGCGTGTGGCGATAGCTCGTGTGCAATTTTTTTAATTTTTTGCTTTCACGCACGAGCAAACTTTCATATTCCATTACTGCCGACAGCGTATCGTTAAGCGATAGCCGTTTGCGACCGTAGTCAGAAAGTGCTTGAATTGCCGATTTCTCCATTTCGAGTAATTGCTCATGGTCAATCGAGTCATCGTCAGTATAATTTTTGAAAAGTAGCAGTTGTTCGTACTCAAATCGTTTGCCAATGGATTTTTTGAAAATCGGATTAAAAGACTGCGGCACACGAATTGATGTATACCATTTTCCGTCTACGCCCAAGTAGTTTGCCGAGCGAAACCACGCTTGTCTCATAAACGAGGCACTATCAAAACTTGACACACCGAGTTCCTTAAATCGCTCTATCAGTTCAGGACGAAGCACGCCAAGCAAATGCACCTTGACTTCCTTGCGCCTTTGGCGAATCTCACACATCACGACTTCAACGATTCTTTGCAACTCCCGATTGGGATAACGCACCAAACCACCGATTGCCACATAGTCGTAATTCATATCAAGAATTTCATGAAGCGACTTTCGGTAGGAAGTTTCATCATAGCCTTGCACCACACTCATCGGCGTAAACCGCATTTCGTTCTCTTTTACATACTTCAAAAACTCGTCGGCATTGGTGAGTGTAATTTTTCGGCGTGCTTCTTTTTCTGTTTGTGAGAGCGGGCGTGGTTTCCCATTAACCGTGATGGAATCTAAAATCATGTGGTCAGGCGCAATGCCGAAATCAAAGTTAAGCGCGTCATAAAGGTAAGCAACTTCTTTCGGCGTAACGGGCGGCACTTCTTCATTGACATAACTAAACGCCCCACAATCGCCCATAACCCATAGCGGCTTCGAAGCATTGTCCAAGCGCAAATACTTGCGAATATCATGAAAGCCGCGTATCACGGGCTTCTCATTTTCAAAGTAAAGGTGTTTGTCAGCATAAAGCGCAAGGCTGATGAGCAAGCCATCATAAGGCGGTTCTGCAAAAATTTCATGTGCATAAACACTTTCTTCATAGGCATTTTTTGAAATGGAAGGAGAAAAATCTTCCTCGAAATTAAAGTTCGGGTAGACGCGGTCTTCCCAGTCTGGTAAAAAGTATTTCATTGGAAGGCTCGTTAAAAAGTGTAGGTTGTTTCATCTTTCAAAATCCAGGCTTTCATTTGTTTCATCTTACTGCCAATGCCATCTGTTGCGTATTGCACCTTGCACTGGTTTAGTTTGCGTGAGAGCGCAAGTGCGTTGAGGTAGGTTTTGCCCAAATTGACGAAAATGCTGTCGTATTCTTTTTCTTGCAAGTGCTTATCCAAATCGCACGAAACACGGGTGCAAAGTTCGGCGGCGCGCGCTTCTGTCATTTTGAAGTTGTAGGCTTCAATCGGCGTTTCGGAATGAAGTAAGCCGTATTTTGCTGAAAGGATAAGCACATCTAAATCGTGTGGAAACGCATGTTCGCGTTTTAGTTTTTTGAGAACGCGAAAGTTCACGCCGTCGTAACGCTCTATGGCGGGCAACAGACTTTTGTCAAGGCGTTTGCGCTCTGAACAAGCAAGAATGAGTAGTCGTGGCATAGTGGTGGTGCGGTGAAGCGAGAAGCCGTTACCTTGTGAGCGGTGGTTCAGCCACTGGTCAAGTTCTTTCCATCGTGGAAACAACTGATAAAATTCACGCTCAAATTGTTAGTGATAGGGTATCAATTCACCCGTTATTCTGCTTGTTGAGCACGTTAAGGTCAATTAACGCCCTTCGCTCAGCATCTTTCGTGCGATACTTGCGAAATATCTCTACCTTCGTGTATAACCCATCTTCACTTAACGCATACCGACAAATATCAAAAACGGGAAACTTCGGCTTATTCCTTAAATGAATCGCAGGTCGAATAAAAAACTGATTTGCCTTTTCAGGCGCATGGAAATACCCCATCTTAATACCTAACAGCGCGTAAAACTGACTTGCTACGCTTTTGTAGTCTTCTCCAAATGATGACACACTGAAAAACCGCGAACGATTTCCAATGGTTACTACACTTCCTTCGCCCTCACGGTGATAAATTGAAATCTGTTTTTGATTGTCTAAATGTTTTGGCATGACTTTATTCCTCCATTTATTTCAGGTTAAAAAACTCTAATAGTGAAATTCCCGATGCGACCATGCTCATGATTTCACCTTTTTCAAGGATAAACTTTTCAAAATCAATCTCATCAGTCGTTCCACTCGATAGAAAGTAATACGCTGTTGTAGGATACTGCTGTCCGATACGGTCAACACGTGCTTCACACTGCGCATGAACCGAGTAGTGCCACCCTATTTCCATAAAGCATACCTTGCTTGACCGTGTCAGTGTTATCCCTTCGCCTGCCGCCATCATCGAACAAATGATAACAGGCACTTCACCCCGCTGAAACATATCTACAACTGTTTGCCGCCGAAGTGATGGCGTTTCCCCAGTAATGACGCACGGGCTAAACTTGAACTTTGCTTCAATCACGCAAGACAGTTGCTCTATTACATCTTTGTGGTGCGCAAATAAAACGACACTCTCTCCTTCATCAATGATGTCTTCAATAAAATCAATCGCAAACGGTATCTTTTCTAATGCACTTGCTCGACGCAATGCGTCTATTTCAACCATACCGACCTTGTCAAGAAGCAATACTTCGTTCAACACACGGTTGTAAATTGAACCTCGTGCATCAAATACAACCCGCGACCGTGTCATCTTCGGCAATTCCGTTAATACATCGCGCTTTTCACGACGAATCATACAGATAGAGCGCAACTTCTCGTTCAGTTCCTTAACATTACTTGCACCATCTAGCTGAAATGGTCTACCATATCCATACCCGCCACCGCAATACCGTTTCACAAACCGATACCACCCTCCAAACTCATCTAACCGACCAATCAATGCAAGTTGCGACACAAGTTCGTAGGGGCGATTTTGCACGGGCGTTCCCGTCAATAGAAACACGACCTCTTTATCTTTCACTAATTCCTTCGCCGCCTCATACCGATTCGTTTTTGATGACTTCAACCGATGACTTTCATCAAATACAATCCCATTCCCATACGCCGCCAAAAATGACACATACCGAGAAAGAATATCATAGTTCACAACCCAAGCATCAACTCCGCTATGTGCGACATCGCCCGCATTGATGACCTGAACCCGTAACTCTCCCCACATCTCAATTTCTCGCTTCCAATTCTGTTTAAGTGAGTTCGGACATACCACCACGAACGGCAACGCCTTTAATTCCATCACCGCCGCAATCGCCTGAACCGTCTTTCCTAACCCCATTTCATCTGCTATGATAACCTTCTTTCCACGCACACAATACTCGACGCCCGCTTTCTGATACGGATACAAATCAGCCTCAACCCCGTTGATAATCGGTCTCTTAATCGTTTTCACCTCGTAATCACTTTTGAACCGCTTGCTTTGCTCAACTAACTGAACCAACTCACGAAGACGGCTTTCCGCCACTTCCGTGAAAGAAAACTCATGCATCTTCGCAAACTTTTCAAGAGACTGATACGAACCCATCGGACATTCCCATACCTGCTCCTTTGCATTATACATACGACCCTCTACCATCATCTTCAAATCATCTTTCACCTTGCCATCAAACGGAAACGAAATGATAAACCGCTTTCCGTTGAAATCAATTACCCGTTGTTTCATAACTGAACTTTTCATGGTGGTGTGGGTTTTTCACGTTAGAATTTCTGCGTATGACATGTATTGCCTAATATCGGACGCCTTGACGAAGCCGATATGCTCGTTATCGGTTGTAAATAGCGAGTAATAACTTTCGTATCCTTTGCCTCCGATATAAAACACACATCGGACAGCATTGGCAATTTCTCCATCTACAATGACTATCATGTGGACTGGTTTCCAGTCTTCTGTTTTTATTTCTGACCTTTTCATGGTGGTGTTAAGTTTGAGTTTTACATTAAGTTTAAGATTGACAAAATCACTATTACACTAACTTTTCTTTGCGCTTATTGGCGGCGAGGCTTTGCTATGTTTGCGGCAAAATAAAGTGTTAAAAAAGCGTTGTTTGGTTTCGTAGTTTGAGGTATAAAATCTCAACTCGTTTGGCATATTGTTTTGCAGTGCCTTCACCTTGTAACTTGCTTCCTCTGACTTTACCAGCCGCCGAACACACTGTATCAATTTCAATTTTGTGCCAACCATTCTGCAAAAGCGGTTCGTAAATCTCATGTTCGTAGCCTGATAAGACCGCTTGTCCTTTGATGGTGAGCAAAGTATCTACAAGCAAACGGTG